AGCTTCTTGGTCTTAATCTGGTTACCAATACGCTCACCCTGTCCGACTCCCTGGGGGATGACGACAGCGGTGGGATCAGGGCCAACAGGAAAAAGATTCTTGTCAAGAAAGACAGAACCATCCTGAGGAGTAGCCAAAACGAGATCATAAATATAATCCTGTTGAGTCTTATTCTCAACATTTCTAGCGATCTCTCTACGAACTATCTTTCTAATAGGCTCCTTTTTAGGAGCATAGGACTTACGCTTGTAAGTACGCTTCTTAGGAACCTTTCGGCGATAAGTCTTTCGGCGATACATGTTAGTTAGTTAATTAATTATGAGACAAAGGAAATAAATGAAGTTCCTCGGCTTCGCTCGGGGTCAATTCTGGCTCCTCAACTTCAACTTGAACTGGCTCCTCCGCTACCTGAGGATAACCAGTTAATGGCGTGAATATCTTTACCCTTCTCATAATGGCAGCGACAGTCTTTTCATCATCCCAGATTTCTCTAGGATAATATTGAGATGTAACTATGATCTTCCTGGGTCTAATCTCCTCCATCCCACCTTTAAATTGGGCCTGGAAAGAATAGCGATCAAGCCACCTCTTCATGTCACCACCTTGTTTTACTTGGAACTTATCGAAGTCATCGATGCAAACAACTTCTTGGCCATTATAGCCATCCCACCAAGGAGTATTAGGATCCTTAGTGTAAAAAGTACGACCGTATCTAGTACGTACAGACTTAGACTTGCCAGATCCTGTTTCTCCGACAAGCCACTCGTGCTCCATATCACCGTCCAATGTAGATAGGTCTCTGGGCCTTTTCTTGTTAATATGCTCAAGATTCTTGAGCTTAGTCGCATACTCAACCGGATGATCCCGTTTAAGAGTATCCCAATCACCCGCTTCAGAAAGCTTGATGATTTCAGTCCAACGTTCCTTCTCACGTTGACCTTTCTCCTTAGCATTGAGAAGGCGCTTACCCTTCTCAAAAACTCCATCTGCGTCCTTAGTGCAATATTTATGATTCTGTAATGCAGAACCTTTTGCAGGAGTCCAATGAGCAGATTTATCAAACTTCTTTTTCATAGTCTCAAAAGATCTCTGAGACTCAAAGAAGACATAACCCTGTAAATGAGGTGTACCTGTTGAAGGAGCCACCTCATGCCCATATACCAAATATGCGCAATCCCAGTGTTGAATAACAACCTCCATTTCAGGAGTATAGTTGTTAATAGTAAAACACCAACCGTAAGACTTATTGGTAGTCATTTGATTAAATATGAAATTTATCAAAAAGCAAAAAGCAAAAGCAAACCATGAATGGATTTGTAACAAAATATAGAATGCATTCGTATTTTGATTTTGCTTACTAGGTCAAGGGTAATACTAGGACCTTGACCTAGTAAGCAATTCGGCTGCGCCTCATCGGAATCTTCTAAGCATCCTCAAACTCATAATGCTGCATGTACTGCACACCACACGCGATAGTGCCGGGAGCCATAGTACTGCCATCAGCAGCAGCATAAGTAAACATGCAAAACAATCCGCGAGTAGTAGGAGTGGTCTGACCATCCTGAAACTTAACCAACTGAGGATAGTGTTTGGTCAAATCCAAGCTGAAATTACAATTCAACTTGAAATCATTGTTCGAATAGTTACCACTATTCGGCACGGCACCGTTACTGCCGGCATAGTAGGAATAGCCGAGTTTGAAAGTCTTAGTAGCCAATACTCTATAACGATCAGCGTTCACAGGAGACCACAGATCAGTTAAATCACCCTGAAACCCCTTGGTAGCATTACCATCTTGAAAAAAGTTGGTAAGCGGATTCGGCTCGGCAGTAGGATCAGTTCTGTCATAGAAGATCCACATCTTCAGCTGAAGGGGCCGGGGGGTTACATTGGTAGTAGCATTGTATCCTAAAGGAACAATAGTGCCCTTCAAAAGGAGCTTCTTGGTCTTAATCTGGTTACCAATACGCTCACCCTGTCCGACTCCCTGGGGGATGACGACAGCGGTGGGATCAGGGCCAACAGGAAAAAGATTCTTGTCAAGAAAGACAGAACCAT